GAAATTCCTATTCTCTAGCACTGCGTCAAACGTGTGGTCAAAATCTTGCCACACACTGGTCTGCCACTCAACGAGTAGGTAGCAGTACCCGAAAGCCTGTTGGCGATACGGGAGTTGCCAGTATGAAGGAGTCCTCGGTAAATCCGGACGGCCGTCAAGGGGTGAAAACCTCTTCTCAGTGCCGCCGGCGTCGATACCGGGACTTGTTTGCGGATGGACACTTGACCAAGTCCGTAGACACCCTCGTACTTCAAGTCACGGCGCATGCATGCGCCGGACTGGGTTCGAAAGAATCCGTTGTTTGGAAATTGGTCAATTCACTGGTTTGGCCTCTGGTTTGTTGGAACCATTACAAGCGTGTTACTCAGAAGGGACGAAAGCCGGCAGATGCCGACTCAGTACTCCTCAGCTCGTCTGACACAGCCCCTTCGGGGTCTATGGACGATGCAGAGAAAACGCCAGGATGGGACCTCAGGAGCCTGAACCACTTCAAGAACTCTATGCGCAGGACAGCGCAGAATATCTTTGAAGTCATCAGTGATGATAACCGAGAGCAGTCTTATTGCAAGTACTGGCTCGATTCTTTGTTGTGTCGTGCGTTCCAGGATACTCAGCGCCCCGTGCGCGAGGACTGGATGGTGAAGCCGCTCTTCACCGGTTGGATAAAACGCCTGCTGGATCGTCTTCTTGTTCGAGGACGGCATAAAGCCAAATCGGGGGAAACCCTGACTCGGCCTGGTGCCATCGACTTGGGCTTATTCTACTCCTTACAAAAGGGGTCGAAGAAGGCCTGGCCTGCCCTTGGGGAGGCTAAAGAGAAAGCAGCATTGGCGAAACATAAACAGCGTTTGTCGGAGTCCCATGGACTGCTACCGGAGGATTTGCGTAAGGCGATCGAGATCGCCTCTCAGCAGGTTTTCCGGGGTATTGCAGATATGGAACCGACGAAGTTTATGCCAACTAGCTCCGCCTGCCTCCAGGCCTCCCGTAAACACGGTGGTGCCTTGGGGCTGACGAAGAGATACAATATGGACCTAGATAAGAAGGAAGGAACAGAAGTGAAGGGTAAATCAGACCTGGATCGGATGGGCCGCCTGCCTTATCTCTCCGCAACTTTGGATCAGTGGCGCTCTAGCGAGTATGCCGCGATGCACAAACATTGCGTGGACACCATCACGGCGGGTGGTGAGGGTTTAAGAAATATTCTGGGTGTGAAGGTGATGGCAATCCCCGAACCGGGGAAGTTCCGCATCGTCACTCTAGGAGACGGTTATCTGTACTCGGCTTTGCAGCCGTTGCAAGGGTTGATGTTGAAGTGTTGGAAACGACACAATGCGTCGACTATGTTGCGTGATGACTTGACTGAGAGGGTTCGGGAGATTGGGCGAGACTGCGTGTCTCTTCCAATGTGGTGTTCGGTGGATTACGAGGCAGCAACTGACCTCCTGAAACGTGACGCTACGTTCACTGCTTTCATGGCGATGGTCAAGACGAAACATTTTTCATTTGTTTCAGTCGACAAGGTTCCAGGAATGGACCTTGGGCTATTCTCGTTGTTCGCCGGTTTTGCAAGCTATCCGGACGGATCCAGCTGTGACGCTATTGAAGGACAGTTGATGGGGCACCCCCTGTCATTTCCTTTATTGTGTGTCATTAACTTAGCTGTTTACCGCTGTGCCATTGAAAGATGGGTGGCGGAGGATTCGTGGGAGCGGAAGGAGATCGGAGAACTTATGTGGGAGAATGTGTTGGTGAATGGCGATGATATGCTATTCAAATGCCACAACTCTTTCTACGAGGTTTTCGTTGAAACGGCCAAGGCGGCCGGTTTCAAGATCTCGCAAGGTAAGCAATACCTTTCCCCAGACTCATGCATGATCAATTCACAGATTTTCTCAGGACGATCTGATGATATGAGAAGGCGGGGCTATCTGAATTTGAAGTTGCTGACAGGGATCTCGCTGAAAGGCGGTGAATCCGAAGCGACTCCTACTCAGTTGGGGCGGGACCTGAATAAGATGATCGAGCTTTGCCCTTGGGCGTGGCCGACCGTCCCGTTCGCGTTCCGTCGATGGGAGAAGGACTCTTGGCTCGGAAAGTTCTACAAGCCTAATTGGTACCTACCTGTCCATCTGGGCGGGTTTGGTGTTGATCGGAAGTACGCCCCATCGGGGTGGAAGATTACGAGAGGGCAGCGTTTGATGGCTGCACGATTCGTTCACGATCCACGTATGGCACTTTACCGAAAGGAGGGGGTTAATTTACCCGTTGCGTCCATTGCGGGAGCGATCGCCAATTGGAGGATGATCCCGGGAGATTATGTGCCGGCTGCTGGTGAGTCCGTGGTAAACGACGATGCCTGGTTGGCGCGATTGGCTTTGGCCAGTCGTGCCCACTCGGGTCCGTCGAACGTCACGGATGCCGCCATGGCTGCGCGTTTTCGTCCGGAGTACCGTCTGAAGCCGATGTCCAGGGAGGCTTTGGAACGATACTGGAACGCACAAGTCTTTGCGTTTGGTCTCCCCAAATGTCCGCCACTTCGGCCGCTGCGCGTGACGTCCTTGGAAGGTTTAGGTTTCGTAAAGCCTCGAGCGGTGAAGGCCCGTGCCTGGTTTAAATACCGGCGGGCCCTTGCCGCTGAGAAGGCTGAACGAGATCTTGAGAAGCTACGAGATGACGAATTTTCTGATTTTGATTCTGACCTGGACGGTCCCGATCAAATAGAAGATGCCATCGAGCTTCCCGACCTCTAAAGGAGATTTCGGGGTTGATGGGAGTAATAGCCCAAAACGGTGCTGGGGAGAGGTCCCTGGCTTAATAATTCCGTGCTATCAAGAATGCCGAGAGACTGCACGGCGCCTCCGGTTCATGTGGAAGAAATGGAGAATGAAAGAGAAACATGAGGTCTGATCCGAAAGGGTAGTAATCTTGTGTAAGGAGAAATGGCGTCTATAGCCTAGATCTTACTCACATCTACGGCTCTACACTTTGGTGTGGGGTTGGGTTGGGAAAGATATAGAGTAGACGTTCTGTTTGTTGGATCGTAAGGTTTGTTCTCGTTTGAGAACAGATCGGTATGAATCAGCCGACATTATCCTGCATCTCTCGTTCATTGTACCATCCACATCGATCGGTTTCCCATCGATGTACAGTCCCTGTTGTAGTTGCAGGGATCCCGTGGTTAACTACACGCGACGCTTGAAGGACAATCCCTAATGTCTAACATGCAAAACAAAACACAGAAGAAGGAGAAGAAGAAGAAAGAGAAGAAAAGTGGTGGAGTAATGAAGGGGAAGGGTAAACAGGTCGGGGCTGCGGCAGCTTACTCAACTAAGCAAGTTGGGAAGGCGCCGAAGATTAGTTCTAATGGTGTTCAATGTCGTATTCAGCACCGCGAGCTTATTGGAAGCATCGTGGGCTCTACGAACTTTAACATCAATCAGACCTTTTCGGTCAATCCCGGTCTACAGGCCTCTTTCCCTTGGCTGTCTTCCCAGGCAGCGGGTTGGGAGCAGTATTCTTTCAACAAACTCAGTTATGAATATTTCACGCGCACGGGGACCAACGTCCCTGGCTCTGTTATGCTCATTCCTGATTATGATGCTGAGGATGCCGCTCCTGATTCTGAGCAGGATGCTTCGAGCTTCCAGAACGTCGTTGAAGACGCTCCGTGGATCGATTCCTGCTGCAACCTGGATACGAAGGCAATGCATTCGATGGGTCCTAAGAAGTTTGTTCGGACAGGCGCTGCGCCTGCCGGGACAGACATCAAGACCTACGATGTTGCCAACTTCTATGTGGCTACTATTGACGGGACTGCGGTGAACTGGGGGAAATTGTGGGTGGAGTATGATGTGACGTTTTACGTCCCGTCTCCTCCTCCCGCTTTCCTCGCAGATCAACACATCATCTCGTTGACAGCACCCACCACGGCGAACAATTTTGGCGCCACTAGCTCCAATGCATCAGCCGCATCGTCGAATATCGTGACGGTAGCCGGGAACGTTTTAACGTTCCAGACTGCCGGCCGATATTTGTTGGTGTATAATGGCTCTGCTAACACATCAGCCACTACGGCTGCTTACCCGACCCCCGCTGCAGGTGCTACCGCGGTTGCTTTCTCCGCTTTGGAGGCAGACGCCACGACGCACTCTGTAGAGGCGGGTTCAGGTTCGATTCTCATCAATTTCGTCAATATCGTGTCCACACCTGTGGGCGGGACAGTGACGTATGATGTGACATTTGTGTCAGGGGTAGCGGCGTCGTTATTGGTATCACGACTCCCGCCGAGCTTTGTCTAGTCATCTTGATGACCTGATTGGCTGGCTCTATACGCGACTCCAATACGTCAGACTCGGGCTCGCCGGTGGATTTGATCCCCGGTTGGAGATGAGTGACGTTTGGAATCACGATGGGGTCAACCAGAAGGTTTTCATCGATGACTACATTAGTTCGACCATAATTCTTTTCGATTTTCCTCTTCTTCATACAGTTTTCCAAACAACTGAAATAATGCAACTCTCGTGAATCGACCTTCCTAACTAGGGGAAGGGACACACGGGTTACATTTAGCGCCCTGAAGAGTCCTCGGTCTGACCGGGACAGGGTAGAGAAATTGGGAACTTCCATCCTAGACGTCCATTGATGGCCTATTAAGGCTTGGCTCGACTCGCAATATTGCGAGGAGATGCATTTGGACGGAGAATGGGTGGTAGTTACGAGGCCTAACAAGCCTGCGCGTTGCTACGTTCAGCGATCTTTGTCGCTGTCTAGTAGCCTTCTGCTGTGACGATTCCGTTGACCTCACCCGAGCTTGAAAGAGTTCGCGGTGGGAGGGTCATGCTTGGATATCGCAGCTGTCAATTACCTCAGGACCTCAACCCGATAGGGGAGGTGCAATGAGTGAGACAGGAAGGTGAACGGCTGTGATGATTAGTCGTCAGCCGCGCAGGTCATAAGGACCATGCTAAGTGCAATCCGATAGTGCCCCTGGGGTGGGAGGCAGGTAATCGAGG